TCCCGAAAATTCTATTTCGTATATTTTCATTTTGGACATTTTATAAATGTCCATTTTCAAAAAGTTGGCCTATTTCTTTTTTGGGATTTCTCATATAAAAATTCATTTCCCAAATTTGGAAAAAATATGTAAATTTCGTATAAAAGTTCTCGAAAAAATTGAATAGTTTTTTATAAATATTGTTAATCAAAAACGGGAACGATTTAATAAAATGGCAGGAAACAGATTTCATTACAATTCAGATAATGATGATGAGTTGGACTATTATAATGAAGAGCCGCATTATGAAGAAGATGAATATGAATTGGATTCAGCACATCAATGGTCAGGTGGGTATCATCCTAATTTTCCAGTTGAATGGCGCACCAATTACCTATTTGAAACAGGTCCAGCGGAATGTTTGAATTGTGCTTCCTTCGGTTGCTATCGAGGTGATTTTATCGGTTATTGTGCAAATTGTGCTGCTAGATACCGCGGTACACGAGGGCGTGGTTTCATTGATGTATGTATGGAATTCGATAATCCAAGTACTAGACAATGGACGAGTGTATTCGAAACTTATCTATGTGGATGTGATTTTGCGCGGTTTTGTCCGGAACAACAAGAATATTGGTATGAGGAGCAAATGAACAACATTATTACTTATCACGACCACGAACACGAACATGAGTTATCAGATAGCGAAGTACTTTCAACATAAAATCATAAAATCAAAAAATAATAAAAATATTGTACATATTGTATTTTTTTTACGAAAACAAAATGTCTATTTATAATAAATGAAAATATTACAACTTTCCAATTTTTTAAAATTATTCGAAAGTGACGAGATTAATTTCAGCGAATTTATGCGCAAAGCAAAAGTAAGAACATCCGCGGGTTTAGTCCCTTTAAAGGAATATGCTGAGCGTCGCGATATTGATAAAGTAAAATTACGTGTCCTTTTTGAGAACATTCGTGATAAAAACGAATATTTAACCCGTTTTTATAATTTGTCGATGCGTGTTCAACCTGATTATATGCATATTATTGAACCTCCAATGAAAAACAAACAAATGAATAATAACATAGTGATCAATTATAAAAATGTTATTCGAAATATGCATTATAAAGGTATTTTACAAGACACCGAATCTGGATTAGAAGGAATACCAACCTATATGAATGTAGTAAAAGATCTATATGTTAATTATATCATTGATTACAAAATTCTTACACCGAGTGCACTGCACTACATTGAGCAAGGCCGTTTAGGTAGTGTCTTTTCATCGTTTTACTTCCGTGCTTCCATTATGAATCCATATTTAGTTTATTCATTAAATCATTCTGTTTTAAAAGGAACCAAGATTTTTACTCCGACACTAGGATGGTCATCCTATTGTTATGGTTTTTTAGAGTGTCCTTATGTTCTCGAATATGTAGGTACAGATGTAATTCCCGATGTTTGCAAAAAGACCCAGGAGTTTGCAAGTATGTATCCAACTAAAAAAACGAAAATATTTTGCGAACCTTCTGAGAACTTGGCAAAGTCGTCCGTATTTCGCAATAAATATCGAGAACATTTTGATGTTGTATTTTTTAGTCCACCGTATTATCGATTGGAATTGTACAAAGGAGTAAATCAGAGCACTGAAAAATACAAAACATACGAAGATTGGCTAGACGGATATTGGGAGGAAACCATTCAACTTTGTCAACATGTTCTCGAAAAGGGTGGTCGTCTTTGTTATATTTTATCTGGATATGGTTCCGAGAACACAAAGGAACAATATGATTTATTAGAAGACATGAATAAAATCACCAAAAAGTATTTCAAAATGCATAGTTCGCAACCTATGTATAACAAAGATGTTCACTCTACGAAACATAAAGATGCATCTGAGAAAATTATGATTTTTATTAAGCAATAAATATATTTTGATATTGTATATGAAAAAGCATTTTAAAATACTAATTATAGTTTTGTTAATTATTTTAATATTATTATCAATGTATTTATTGAATACTAGATTAGAAAATTTTTCAATTCAATACGAAATAGAGAATACAAAATTTGATTTGAAAGATTACGAAAATATTCCAATAACAGATAAAATTTATGAAAATATAAAAGATTTAATAAATAATAACGATGAAATAAAAACAGGTGGGAATATTATAATAAATATAGTAAATGGAAATAGTGGGTTAGGTTCTCAATTAACACTATTCATGCAAAATTCATATCAATTAAAAGAATTAAATCCAAAGATAATATGTCTACCTCACTTTAGTGTTAATACATTACAGTTCAAATATCATGACAAGAATTACAATAACTCTTTTTTTATGTATTATAAGAGAAAAGCAGACATAACAAATTTAGGTGATTACAAAATTTATTTTGTAAATGCGGGTATTTCAGATATTCCATTTTTTACTTCTGATATTGATACAATGAAACATGAACCAAATAATAAATACATAAGTGTTTTTAATAATGAATATGAATACATAAAAAATAATTCAGTTATTAAAGGTATTTCAAATATAAAAAAACCCTTAATTGGAATTCATTTGAGAAGTATAGCGCAAAAAGTTGCTCATGAATCTGAATTTTTATCTGTTTCTTATTCAGATAGATTATTAAAACTGAAAGAAAAATTAGATAATGAATTGAAAGAATATTCAGTTTTTGTAATGACAGATACAAATGATTATTTAGAATTATCCAAATCAATTTTTGGGGATATCTATTATTTTGATAATGTTTCGAGAATTGATGGTCAAGCTGATATAATGAACGTGTTAAGTGAGGAACAATCTGGATATAAATTGGGATTGGATATATTAAATGAATGTTTCGCATTGAGTTTGTGCGACAAGGTATATTTAACAAAGAGTAATATATTGTTCATAATTGCAACAATGAACCCAAATGCTGAAAGAGAAGAACTGTAATAAATTTGATATTATGATCTAAATAAAAATATTGAATTTATCAATATTTTTATGATAATTTTTTATGTCTTAATCGCCTTTGCAAATACGAAAACTGTCTTCATCATAATGTCTAGTAGAAACTTCAAATACTTCACTATCTTCTAATGCGACTAATTGATGCGGCTCGCCACGTTCATTCGTGATAACATCACCTACCTCCAAATATTCGCTATAATTAGTACCATTTTCAATTTCTATCCAATTCAATATAAATCGTCCCTTAGCAACATACCATGTTTCTTTTTTTTGAACGTGGTAATGCATAGAGAATTTTTTCCCTTTATTAAAACATAATATTTTTCCGCAATATTCGGGATTATTTACAAATATAATCTCTTTACCCCAACCCTTTTGTACAATTTCACTTTGTAATTTTTTTGATTTATCTCCACATTTTGGAACAGGATAAAAGGAATCGATATTAAATGATTTATCATCTAAATAAATATCATAATCTGGTTTACCCATTAATAATTCGTCATATTGTATGGACCAATCATGTAGTTGTTTTAAAATTAAATCTTTATGGTCCTTTCCCGAAGTTGCACCGCGAGCTGTCCAAATAGTAATATGATTACCTTCGCATTTTAATTTATTAACAAAATTTATTCTATCTTGTATTGGTTGTGAATTTTCATAATTTGAATTTTCGGTAATACATAAAGTATTGTCTAAATCAATGAAATATTTTTTCATATATAAATAAAAAATATTTTTTTTCACATACAACCATAAAACTATTATTCAAATCAAGACCACTTACAAAAACATTTTTGGATACATATCATCTTTTACACCTTTTCTCATTTAAAATGCCCATTATAGACGGTAAAAAAATAACTATGAAAAAAATAACTATGTATAAAATGTTATTTCAGTGTTTAAATTTATACATTTTGAACAATAGTTTCGGTGTATTTTACTCATTATAAATTTCATTATAAATTGTTTATAAATTAAATCATTTTTTATTTAGAAAAGTATTTTTAATTATTTCTATAATGGGCATTTTACACCGTTGAAGATTTCAATCCGCTCAGTGGATGAAACTTCAACTAAGTTATCAGTTACAGTTTGAACCATAAGACCCTACGGGGTGTGGTTTCAAATCTTCGCTGGTATAAATGAGAAAAGGTGTAATTTAATAAATTATAATATTATTATATAATATAATATTATTATATAATATTATGGATAAGATTATATACACAAAAAATGATTTTCATTTAGGTGATAACATTTTTTGTTGTATCGTTTTTCGCAAAATAAAAGATTATATAGAGAAAAACAATATTACAATAAATCATTATTGTGAAAATGATCATATAGTTCAAATTAATGAATTTATAAATTCAAAAAACATTAATATATTACCTTCGAGTGATATTCCACATAATGAGACAGTTATAGACATGTGGATTGGTTCACCAGATTATACCTATAATATTTATACAACAAATGAAAAATATGATGTTTTTTTATATAAATTTTATAATAATATTTTGAATAAATTAAATATACCAATTGAAATTAATAGTTTTCTATTTGATACTGATGATTTTTCAATTCGGGAAAAACAACTAAACGAACAAACTAATAATTATTATGCAAATTATAATATGCTAATAATAAATGGAGCTCCTCGTAGCGGTCAAATATCATACAATAAAGAAGAATGGGATTCAATTATTAAAAAATTCTCTCAAAAATATAACATAATAACTACTCAAAAAGTTGATGGGATAAAATGTACAAGAGATCATAATTTAACGGCTAGAGATATAGCTGCTATTTCTGGAAAAGCTGAAATTATTATAGCCATTGATAGTGGTGTAGCCGCTGGAATATATAATAAAACGGTCATTGAAAATGTAAAATCTGTATATTATTTATGTGTACATGATAAGTGCTTTAATTCATTCCCTAATTTTATCAAAAAAAATGATATAACTGATCTGTTATTTTTAATGGATGATGTTCAAGTAGAAACTATGTATGTAGATAATTTGTCGAACTTACATGATATTTTTACAATTGAATTTTTCATTTTTATAATTTTTATAATTTTTATAATTTTTATGTACCACAAAAAAATGTATCGTTATTTATCAAAATGTAAATCATTCAAATTTTTTACATAATATGTATTGATCGTTTCTATGATAATCAATATATTCGAAATTAGTATTTTTCAGTAATACATAATCAGGTTTAATTAATTCTATAATTTTTTCTTCTGTTATGTCAGTCCAATCATATTCTGTTATTGGATATACACTATCGTTTTCTCTTCCACCTGTTCCTTTTTTTCCTAAAATTCTACAATCGTCTATGATTATAATATCGTCAAAATTTCTTTTTCTTAAAATCTCGAGTTCATGTAAAACAGGGGTTTCTTCTTCTCCATGAGCAGTATAAATTCCAGAATAATGAGCATCTAGATAAATGGTAACAGGTTCTTGAATAGTTTCTAATAAAGTAGGTAATATTTTTTTAGAATCACCTAAATGCATTTTTACATGTGTTTCATTTTTGAATTGATTCACATTATGTTCGTACCATTTTTCGGAAAGTTCAATTGAATGTATTTCTTTATAATTGTTCAAAACACCTTTGATACCATTTCCTAAATAACTTCCAGTTTCGATGTAAATGTTTGTTTTTTTACATTTAGCTGTATCGTAGAAAAACGACAAAAGATTTGGCATTTATAATTTAACATTATATAAAAAATGTATTTTTTATATATATATGAAAATTTTAGTTTTAGGAGACGTTATATTAGACATAAATTATTTTGTTACTACAAACAGAAAGGCACCAGAAGCAGATATACAAGTTTATAACGTTTTTGATAATAATTTTGTATTAGGTGGATCTTCGAATGTTGCTAAAAATTTGAAACAATTCAATTTTGATGTGGAAATAATATCTATTATTGGAAATGATTACAATGGAATGAAATTAAAAAATTTATTAGAAGATAGTGGTATCAAAACAACATTGTATATAGACAAAACACGTAAAACTACACAAAAGAATAGAATTTTTTATAACAATGATTTAGTTACAAGATATGATATAGAAGATACTGATTATATAAATTCTGAATTTGAAGATAAAATAATCGAATACGTTAAAACACAAAATGACATGGATGCTATAATATTTTCAGATTACGGTAAAGGATTTTTAACCAAAAAATTATGTGAAAGGATAGTAGAATATTCAAA